AGAATCTATCGAGTGGACCTGCTCGAGTGGCTTAAGGACAACCCATTACCTGCCGGACTTGCGCCAACGATGAATAGCGAAGTCACCGACGCTGAGATGGAATCGCGCAAACTCGCAGCTCAAACGCTCAAGGCTGAGCTTGAGTTGGATAAGGCCAAGGAGCGAGTCATCGACCGTGACCTGGTGAAGACCGAATGGACAACGCACCTGACCAAGATCTTTGAGATCCTCGACCAGTCACTCGACCGAGGCATCTACAACTCCATCGCCAAAGAGGTGAAACTCTACCTCGGCCAATACGCGAAATAATGGCGACCATCGAAGAGAACAAACGGTGGCTGGCGCAGGTCGCCGAGTGGGCAGTGCCAGAGAAATTTGACGGATCGATGGTCGAGAAATACGACGGCGTGCTTAGGCTCCCGCAATCAACTCGCTATCCCATGTATGTGGCTGAAGAGTCGCCGTGGCTGATCGAGCCACTGCGAGCCATGAGCGACTCGACCATTCGCCGAGTGGACGTGCGCGGTCCGGCTGGCTCTGCCAAGTCGCTGATCGGCGAGATCCACCTAGCCTGGTGCATCGACTCAGAGCCGGGCATGTACTACATGGTGGCGCAGAGTGATCCTGACGCCGCCGATTGGCTAGAGGATCGCATCGGGCCGATGCTTAAGGAGAACGAGTTCCTTGCCAAAAAGCTCCCGAGCGACCGACATAAACAGCGAGTGCAAAAGATCGTCCTGCCGAGCATGTCCTTCTACTGCGTCGGCGCAAACCTTTCCAACGCACAGAGCAAGCGCGTCCGATATCTGACTATGGACGAGCCACACATGTACCGGCCTGGCATCATGTCAGCCTTTGAAAAGCGCGTCGAAGGCGTCCGCAACAACAAGATCCTGACGCTCTCCACCGGCTCGGTTCTGGGTGACGAGTCGGACGCATCCTTCAACAACGGCACCTGCGAGGAGTGGACAGTGCCGTGCCCGACCTGCAACCAGTTCCAACGACTCACCGACGACAAGGATCGCCTCAAGTTTCCACGCACCGAGGAGACGATTACCGAGACAGGCGAATTCGTCTGGTCGAAGATCCTGCCGTTGGTGCGATACAACTGCCAGCACTGCGGAGTGGACTGGCCACCTGACGAGATCTCTCGACGTCGGCAGGCTGGTCTCGGTCGATACGAGGTGACCAACCCGAACGCTCCAGCGCATCACCGGTCATTCCACTGGGAGGCTGTCAGCGTCCATTACTTTGAGCTGGGCGCAATGGTCATGGAGAAGCTCAAGGCCAGCGCGGCGGCAAAGCAAGGAGCCATCGAACCACTTCGTGACTACATCCAGAAGCGTCGGGCCTTGGCGTGGGACGAGTCGCCGAGTGACGCTGAGACGAGCGTCGAGTTTGACCGAATCAAAGGCAACTACCTGAAGCGCGAGATCTTCGACGGAGAGATCGGACGATTCTTAACCATCGACAACCAAGCTGGCCGAGCCAGCAAAGGCGAAGGAGCGCACCGCTGGTACGTCTGCCGTGCCTATGGGCCGACCGAATCCCGCATCATTGATGAGGGACGCATCACGACATGGGAGGAGTTGGAGGAGCTCCGCATCGAGCTCGGAGTTGATCCTGGTCGAACGCTGGTGGACATTGCCTTTGACACGTCGGCAGTGCAAGAGGTGTGCGTCCGCTACGGCTGGCAAGGACTGTGGGGAGACTCGACCAACCGCCGAGACTTTCCTCACCACGAGGAATTTAACGGTCAGCGCATCGTCCGAAAATATCCATTCTCCTCGGTCAACGTAGGGCACGTCGGCATCGGGCAAGGTGGCAAGGTTCGCCAGGCTCGTTACTTTTTCTGGTGCCAGCAACCGATCAAAAATATGTATCACCGCATGCGCGGAGGCATGAGTGCCTATCGATTTACGGCACCGCAAAACGTCAGCAACGAGTATCAGAAGCAGACCAGCGTCGAGTTCAAGCGGCAGGAAGTCGATAAGGCCGGTCAGAAGAAATGGCTATGGACGGTCAGCAAAGGCAAAGCGAACCATCTGCTCGACTGCGATCAGATGAGCTTGGTCAGCGCACTGCTTGACCAGCGCATTCGTCGAGTGCTGTTTGCCACCGCCGACCCGGCTGACCTGACGAATGACGGACCGCCACCGGAACCCGCAACCCTCTTGCCCTAATGCGGATATCGACTATGCATAGGTCATATGGCCGTCAAAGGAACACTCGTAGGACTCTCCTCAACCGAACTCACCGAAATCAGAACCGCTGCCGTGACCTGCATAATTGCGAGCTCGGTGCGTGGCGTAAGTTACTCCATCGCAGGACGCTCTTTCAGCTTCCCCTCGCTGGAGAGTGCTCAAGATCTAATCCAAGAATGCAACTATGCCGCTGGACTATTGAGCGGTGCGCGGACAATGAACGTGCGAGCAAACTTCAACCGATCCATCGGGCGAGGAACCGCAAATCAATAGACTGACCAATGGCTGCACACTCACCACATAACCCACTCGCTCCCAACTTCCTCGACCGAGCGATCAACGCGATTGCGCCAATGGCAGGTGTGCGTCGCATGGCCGCCAAGCGTCTGCTCCACGAGTTCAAATACGACGGAGCGTCCTACACCAACCGTCGCGAGAACGCACCGGCACAGATCGCACCCAACTCTTTTCAGGTCCAGCGCGACCGGCTCCAACTGCTTCGCGAAGCCACCGATTTGGAGAACAACTTTGCGCCAGCCAAAACGCTCAACCGCAAATACGCAATGTATGTGGCTCCGCAAGGCTACCACGCGCAGACCGGCGATACCATACTGGACGTGGCGGTCGAGGAGTGGCTGAACCACGAGTGGTTTCCGAAATGCGATCACGCAAATCGAGCCGACTTTTTCCGACTGCTCGAGTTTGGCGTGCTGGGAATGAATCGTGGCGGAGACTACGGCTGGGTATTCACTCGCCCCGGCAGTGATCCGTCGATGTCGCCTGACGAACTGATTCAGTTACCTTTTCGCCTGCAAGCCATTGAGCCAGACAGGTTGGGTGGCGTTTACCAGAACATCGTCAGCGAGGATTACGTCAGCGGTGTGCTGATTGGCGAACATGGTCAGCCAGTCGGATACCGAGTCTTCAAACGTGGAATGGCGGCTGGTCAGTATACCGACCCCATCGATGTGCCAGCGTCGCAATTCGTCCACTACATGGACGCCATGCAACTGGACGCCTATCGTGGTGTGAGCAAGTTGGACGCCGCCGTGGCTAACTTGCGCGATCTCTATGAGATGATCGAGTTCACCAAAGGCAAAGCGAAGCTCGCATCTGCACTCACGATCTTCACCAACAGCACCGGCGCGTCGGCTGGCATCGGAGCGATGGACGGCTACGCATCGAGCCAATTCGACAACCAGCAAAGCGCGATGGCTCAGGACATCCAGTTCGGACAGATCAACCATCTGACCGCCGGTCAGGACATCAAGTTTGCCGACACATCTTCGCCCGGTCCCGAGTCGCAATATCTCATGACCATGCTCCTCAAGATGACCTGCATGAGCTACAACCTGCCGTATTCGTTCGGCCTCGACGCCACTAACCTTGGTGGCGTCTCGAGCCGACTGGAGAGCGAGCAAGCCAAGGCTGAGTTCACCAGGGGACAACGAGTGCTGGCACCGCTGGCACATCGGATGAAGGACGCCGCATTGATGGACGCCATCGCCAAAGGCATCTTTCCGGTCAGCTCTGCCGACAAGATCTGCCGTGGTCGCTGGAGTTACCGACCGCATCCACAGCCCGACATCGGGCGCGAGTCGTCCGCCAATGTTTCGCTGTTCCAGAGCGGACTGCTTAACCCACTCAACTACTGGACCGAGGACGCACAAGATCCCGAGAAAGTTGCCAGCGACATGGTGCGGTGGGCGAAGATCAAGCGCGACAAGGCTGCCGCCGAAGGCTTCACCGTCGAAGAAGTATTCGGATCTGGCATGGCCAAGCCGACCAACATTTCTCAGAGCGAGTCAGTATCGACCGTGGCACCTGCTCCCGGCACCGAGCCCGACGCCAGCACGACAGAAGCATCGGCGCGAATGGTCACGGAGTTTGACGTCAAGATCGATCCCGAAGATTTACGCGCCGCCACCCTGCGCGAGTTGGTCAGCTTGCTGATGGATAAGCTCCCACGCGATCAAGCTATCGCCGCTGCCTACGCAATTTACGACGGCGACAAGACTCGGGCGCAGTTGCTCAAGGAAGTCGAGTCACACCTTCAAGGACTACAGAAGGACAAATGAAACCGCCGGAATACATCATCAACGCCGCCAAACGCGGACTGGAATTTCTTCGCGCCGGAGAAGGTGGCGACGGTCTGACCGAAGGCACGAAGGACGCCGCCAGGCGCATGGCCTCGGGCGAAGTCAGCGACGAGAAGATTATCAAGGCGAGTGCCTGGGGAGCTCGGCACAAGGTCGATCTGGACGCTGGCAAAAACAGCAACGCTGACGACAAAGAGTGGCCCGGTGCCGGTGCCGTCGCACATTATTTGTGGGGCATCAACCCACTCGATCCGCAGCCAGCTCGAGACTGGTTTGATCGGCAGGCAGAAAAGATTCAGTCAGGCGAAAAACTTACAAGTCACACCATGCCAATATTTCTTTCCACCTTCCAAAGCAACGACAGCCAGTCCACGTCGGCACTCGTAGACGAGTCCAACAACTGCATTCACCGAGTCTCTCTAATCTCCATCGGCGAAGCCAAAGGACACAGGGATTACGCTGGAAGGCAAATGCATGTGGACCAGACCACTCTGTCTCAAGTTTATAAATCCTGTCTCGAAAAAGGCAGCATCAAGGTCAAGGCTGACCACGGGAGCGGAGTGTTCTCGACCGCTGGATTCGTGGACAACTTTGTTCTGGAGAATGGGCGAGTCTGCGCTGACCTACACATTTACGAGAGCGAAGAAGAGGCTGCGAAAATCTTTGAGATCGCTCGCAAGAATCCTACGCACATCGGTATCTCTCTGGAGTTCACCGGAGTGGACGAGGAGGTCGCAAACACTTGTGTAGCAAGGTGCGACGAGGTCATTACCGCATCACTGGTCAGCGATCCTGCTGCCAATAAATCTTTATTCTACTCGGCCATTTACCCCATTGACGAATCTCAACCATCACCTAAAACCAAATCACTAAGCACAAACATTATGGCAACCGACACACCAACCGACTCTCCAAAATCACCGACGACCGACATGGCTGATACCGCTCAGACCTTAGCCAAGTTGGCCGAGGAATTTGCGAATCACATGACGGAGTACAAGGCTTTCAAAAAGGCTTTTGACGACGCACAAATTAACGACACCGATCCCGGCACCGATCCCAACATTACCGATCCAACCGTGACGCCGAAAGCAAAAGGAGTGCAAGAGCTGGAGATCGACATCGATACCGACGCGGAAGCGGAACAAGAAGCTGCCTTGAAGGATGCGATGAAGAAGGCCGCCGAAATGGGCGCGACTCTCGCCATCAAAGCCTTCGCCTCCAAGCTCGGCGTTGTCATTCCCGCTGGTGGAGCAGCCATGCCACTCGCCGGGAAAAAGACCTTTGCCCAAATCGTCGAAACCGAGACCAAGCGTTTCGATGGCGACAAAAACGCAGCCATGCTTCACTGCATCAAAAACTTCAGCACGGAATACGCGGAGTCCCGCAACGTCCGGTAATCCACTCAACCAACCAACTCAACTCTCTCTAAACTATGTCTACGCAAAACGATCTCGGGTTCCGAACCTTTCAGGCTTCTGGAGCCATCTCTGCTTACCTCGTCGTTGACGTCCAGTCGGACGGCACGATCAAAGCCGCCGCTGGCGGTGTCACTCAAGGCATCGGTGTCCTCCAACAGGACATTGCCGACGCTGGCTACGGTGGCGTCAAACTCTGGACTGCTCCTGGCACCTTTATGGCGCAGGTGTCTGGCACCGCGATTACTCCAGGCACCGAATACGCGGTGATCACCGGCGGCTACATCGGCACCCGCACCGCCACCACATGGCCAACTGCGGTCGGCGGATTGCAAGCTGGCGTTGCGTCCAACGGCATCATCGTCGAATTCATCGGCAAACTCTAATTTCCTCAACTCCTCAACCCTTTACTTTTTAACGACTTATGGCTTACACGAATGGACAAGCGACACCACGGGCGGACATCTACGCGCTGGTGCAACAGGCAAACGCAGACTTCAACAAGCTCTTCATCGCCGATCAGGTTCTGCCTGTGAAACCCGAAGATGCCCGGCGCGGAATTTACATGAAAGCGAACTTGGCAGCCGCCGAGCTCCTTAATGCCGACGCGCAACCACGCGAGCAAGGCAACGGCTACGCTCGCGTCAACCGCGCCTTCTCGACCGACACCTACGACACTCAAGAGTATGGTCTGGAGTCGATTGTGGACGACAGCTACGAAGCTGAAGTGAACCGCTTCATGAATTTGGAAGCGACCGAAGCGATGCTCTTGGAGCGTCAACTCAAGATCTCCTACGAGGCTCGTGTGGCGACTTTGTTGCTCGCGACCGGAAGCTGGAGCGCGACGGCTATCACTCGCGCAGCCGCTTACACCACGGCCAACGTGGCTACCACTGATCCAGCGAGCGATGTGGATAACGCCAAAACGGCCCTCCTCAAGCAAGGCTGTATCGCCAACGCGGTGGTCATGTCGCAGAACGTCTTCAACCGCCTCCGCCGGGCGCAGCTGATGCAGAATCAGATCTACGGCGTCGTGCCTCGTGGAGCCAACCAACGCGCCCTGCCATCCGAACAGGACATTGCGCAAGCTCTTGGCGTTGAGACGCTCTACGTCGGCAAGGCACCAAAAAACACCGCCGCCAAAGGTCAGACGTTTGCTGGTGGCTTCGTCTGGTCTGACGACTACATCCTCGTCGGCAACGTGCAGGGCGGCGAGTATACCGCTGGTGGATTGGGACGGACGATCCAATGGTCCAAGGACACCACCGGCTTATTCACGCCTGAGACTTATCGCTCTGATGAGCGTCGGTCGAACATCATGCGCGTCCGTCAGAACGTCGCAGAGAAGATCATCGACAACACCGCTGGTATCCTCATCACGACCAACTACGCCTAGTAGCTGAGTCGGCAACAATTCGGCCCACTCGCCAGCAATGGTGAGTGGGCCTTTTTGTTGCGTATTTTTCAGACGATCTTTTTCCGCAACTGCATTACATTGAGCACCTATGACTGACTCACCCTTAATTTGTCTGGCCTGTATCGTCGGCAACGAAGCCGACGTGATTGAGCGATTCATCCGCGCCTTTCGGCCTGCCGTAGACTCTGCTGTATTCGTCATCGCCATCGGAGCGCAGGAACAAGATCTGAGCGACGAGGTGATCCGCACCATCTGCCGAGAGTTGGACCTGCCACACCAGATCCTCACCTACCAGAACGATCCCCAGGCTAAAGACTGGCCCCACGTCGATTCGTTCAGCCGGGCTCGGGAGTTGTCATGGACGACCGCCCGAGCGACTGGAGCTCAATACCTTATGTGGGCCGACTGCGACGACATGCTTGAGGATGGAGCCGTCGAAGCTCTGCGCTCCGCCGCCACCGAGGCCACCGCGGATATTTACCTGTGCCCATACAACGTGCGCGGCGAAGTCGTGGTGCAACAGCAGGTCATCCGCGAGCGACTCGTCAAGGCGTCGGTCGAGTCTCGGTGGATCTATCCGCTCCACGAGCAACTCAGCTTCGCCAACGACATCACCTATCGGCAACTGCCAGCCGCCACTTTCCTGCATCGCCCAATGCCGACCAAGCATGGAGGCAGAGAGCGCAACAGGCGCATCCTCGGACGAGAGATAGAGCAATGTAGCCGGAACTACTTCTACCTTCACCAAGAGGCGTTTGAGGGGCAAGAAATGGCCTTGGCAAAAACCTACGGACGCGCCGCGCTGGCATCGCCCAAGATAGACACGCTGGAGCGATACGAGATCCTGCTGAACCTTGCCCAAGCCGAAGACGGACCGCTGTCCAAAGTGCTGGCGGCTGAAGCCTTTAGCGTCATGCCAGACCGCCGGGAAGCACTGGCGTTGCTCTGCTCCTACGCCATCGTGGAGGATGACGTGGAGAAGGCATTACAGCTCGCCACTCTGCTTTACGGCATGCCACGTCCGAAGCGACATTACTGGAGCCTAAACAACCTCTGGTACAGCTGGCGAGGGAGCGAGATTTACGCGCAATGTTTGCGCTTGGCCGGTGGAGACATCGAGGAGTTTGAGCGTCTCTATCACGGCGAGGACGGTGTCAATTTCTCCATCATCTATGACGACGCCGACGCCACCGCAATGTTCGGACTGCGCTCGAGAGAGTGGTGGCTGACCACGGCTCAGCGAGCCGACAAAGTGGAGTTCATTTTCAAGGTGCCCGAGGGCTCAACCTTTTCCCGTGGCAAATTTCGAGGCTTCCGGCATTGGGTGGAGCCGACCGCCGAGCATCCCACAGTCGAGTCAATGGCCCGAGGCAAGGTCATCATCCCGACCCACTCCCGCATCATCCCTGGTCAGTCGTGGGACGCCGCGCTTGCCAAGCTAATCGACCTATCAGCCGTCACCAGCCCAACGCCGATCAAGGACTTTGGACTGGATCTTTCGCCACTGATCATCGGCGAATCGCCCACGCCAGTTGACAGCCCGAACGAAGGCAATACGCTCACAGCATGAGTGCTTTAACCGACGCGATGAAAGTGGATCTGGCAGGCGTCTTTGCCTACGATATCCAGCGCACCGCGATCATCATCGAGAACGGGATCACGACCACTTACACGGTGCTCCTCGAGGACACAAATGAGGATGAGCAGGACGACTTTGGCGGACCTATTATCAACATGGGGCAAGGCATCCACTTTTTGATCTCTGACCTGCCATCTATTGAGCCAGGCGCGACGCTCTACATTCAGGACGTCGATCAAAACGGACCAAACGGAACGCCGATCAACCGCAAAAAGATCGTCATATCCACGACGACCAGTGCGGACAGTAACGAGCTAATCGTTCGAGTGAAGGGAGCATAATTTATGATCACAAACTCTGTCTTAGTGGCCGCCGAGAACGCGATCTACACCAAGCTCTTGACCGCTGTCGCTGGCACAGTTTGCAAAAACCAGATCTACATTTCCGACGAGGACGTGATCAAAGAGCCGATGCCCTACATCATTGTGCATGCGGAGTCTTACGAGGAGGTAATCGGTCCTGGCATTGGCATCTTTAAGGTGCCGGTGCGTCTGATCTTTCGCAGTCACGTCAAGGAAACATCGACCGACCAGCGCACCGACGTGGTCAACGCCATCAATAATTTCGCCTATACCACTCCGGCTGTGACGCTCTCAACTGTCTCTGGATTCCACTGCCACGGCTTTGAGCCTTCGACCGGATCGATGGTCATCGATGGCGAGCACAAAGCCTACTGCTACGAGGTGGAGTTCACTCTGCACTGTATGCCGTCGGACGGCTAACCCTCTTGCATTGTCTGCCTTATCACTCACATTCCACTCAACTACCTAACCTTCTAAAATTATGCCCGTAACAACTATTGGAACTGCCGGAGTCATCTGGGGACTTTCCACCGAAACCGGAATCATTGCCCAAAGCGTCAGCGCAAAAACCACGCGAGAAAAGAATCAGGTCCGCAACGAGTCTGGCGAATTTGTCGCTGTGGCCTTCTATAACGCAACCCAGACATTCTCTATTTCGGGAGTCCTGACCGGAGCCAGTGGACTAGCGTCTGCCGCTCCCGGAGTGGCTATGAGCTTAGCCAATACAGCAACCAGCAACGGAGTCACTCAAGGGCTGATCGTGGTTGATGACGTCGATGTGAGCAAGGGCAACACCGAGTTCAAAAAGATCTCCATCAATGCCACTCAGTATCCGCTGATTACCTCGTAACCAACCACTTATGACTTATCCCCATGCAAGAAAAGCACATCTTTGTCACCGACATTAAGCTGGCGGCGATCCTGCTCGCTCTAGGTATTCCTATTCGCAAAGCGGAGCCCATTACCTGCATCGTCTCAACGGACAATAACGGCACCCGCCGAGAAGCGTTTTCCTTTTGGTTCGATGTGACTGACGATGGACTGCAAGAGAAGGCGCAGGAGGCCGTCACCGCATACGCCAAGGCACGAGACTGGGAGTCATTCAGCCTTCCAACTGAGCATCCACTGTATTGGATGAAGGGCGTGCTGGAAAACCGCGAGGTGCTCCTCGGCTGGATTCGCAAAAACGTGAAGCCGTTGCGAGTGATTCAGCACGGAGAGAAGACGATCTTGATTGGTGAAAAAGCCAGCAACCGACTCAAGTCCAGAATGAAATCCATGCTATGACCAAACCACTATCCACATCCACACTAGACCTTGACGAAGAATACCTTCGGGAATTTGAGTTCAAGGGCATTACCATCCAACCACTTAGCTACGCTCGTCGGGCGTGCATCTTGGGACTGGTCAACTTGTCAGATCCCGAGTTCATTGATCTCCCGACATTTATCTACGGATGCCTGTGCCCAGAGCGCGAGCTGATCCGCGCCCGACGCAAGCCAGAGACATTCGACTCGGCAGTCTTCGCCTGGATCAATCAGGTCAAGTACACCATCCACGACGCCGACGAGGCCGCCGCCTTGATCGCATCGATCCTGACGCACTCGGAGAGCGGACGAGCTGTGCCAAACACCGACCCAATGAAGGAGACTGGAGGCGACTTTGAGAGCGACCCAAACTAATCGAGCCGTCACCGTGCGCGGCTTACGTTGCGATGATTGCACGGTACTTTCGATGGTCGGAGCACTTCATTCTGTGGGAGTTACCGGTGGCTCGTGGCAACGCCTATTGTCATTCCCTAATGCGGATGCACAATATGGCAACGAAACCTGCCCACACTGACGACCGATTCTTTCCACCTGAGTTCCACAACCTATGAGATTTGACGGCAGCGCAATCAATCGAGCCTTGGAGAAGATGGAAAAACTCCAAAAGAAAAAGGGCAAGATCATGATGAAAAAGCACGGACGCTTTTTCGTTAATCGCACGCGTCGAGTCGCCCGGGAGCACATGCCGACGCCAGCTCTGCTGACCGCCGAAGCGCAAGTGCTGGGCAACCGCATCAAGCGTCGGGGCAAGGCTAAGACCGCCGCACAGGAGCTTGCGCGTCGTATCAAGGCCATCGGACTATTTGCTCGAGGCTGGCGGTTCTGGAAATTTGATACGCCCAAGAACCACATCCGCCTGTGGATTCACGACACCATCGGCTACGCTCAGTCACAGGACGCAAAATACTCTCCATCAGTCATCGCCGCCGATCAGTTGCGCGGTGAGTTTGCTGCCAAGATGCAAAGGATGATGGACGAAATCGCCAAGGAATTTAACGCATGAACCACTCTCTAATTTATGGCCGGAGCTAAGGCAGTTGGATTTCTTGACCTAGACGCCAGCGGATTTAACACCGCGATCAAAGCGGCAACAGGCGCACTCGTGGCGTTGGGCGCAGCCTTTGCCAGCTACAAGGTGGCGGATTTCTTCATCGAGGGAGTGAAGGAGGCGATCAACTTTGGCAATGAAATCGGGCGAGTATCTGCACGCATGGGGCACATTGATCCTGGCAAGATGTTCCTCATGCAGAAAGCACTGGAGAACAGCGGACTGGCAGCCGGAGAGGCGCAGGGAGCCATTGATAAGCTGGTCGCTAGTGGCAAGCCGTTCTCGTCGCTATTCCTCAACGCTGGCGGTGCCGGTAGTGCTCTGGCTCAAGCCAGCAAAGACTACGGCGGACAGGCCGACGCGCTGACCAAGTCGAGCCAACAACTGATGCTGGTCTGGAACACGATCCAGAGCATCTCCAGCAAGGTCAAAACCTTCTTCATGACCATGACAGCGGAGTTCGTCGATCCGCTCCGCGCTGCCATTGTCCTTCTCAATAACACCATCCAACTCGGCGACTTTGGCAAAAAGTTTGGCTCAGCGATCCGCAGTGGCGTTGAAATCCTTGTCGGAGCATTTAAAAACGACACGATCTTTCAGATATTGGCGATCCGTTTAAAGCTGGCCTTCAACGACTCGTACAACTATCTGGCCGAAAAGTTTAAGTCGATGAAGGAGATGTTTGGTGGGCCCAAAGCGGTCGATATGTTTGCCGGGGCAAAGGACATCTTCATTGGCTTGGGCAAGATTTTGAAGGGATACATGATTGCTGGCTCGCAAGCGGCGGTGAACATGGCTATCGAGGGACCATTACACAACGCCTGGGCAAACACGCAACGGCTCAAGTCGGGGATAAAGGGCACAGAGCAAAATATTGAGGCCAATAAAGCACAGAACGAGATGAAGGCTCTTTCTGCCGAGATCAAAAATAAAGGGGCGATAATGTCTGCCAATGGCCTGAGCATGGATACCATTGAGAAGACACTGACTCCGTTGCGTAGGATGTATGATCAGGCGAATGATCGAAAGATCTACGCGATGGGGGGCGACAAGGATGGCAACATGACCTACGGCGAACGTGTCAAAATGCGAGAGGCTCGAGGAGAGTACGCGACGGTCAATGCTGGCAACGGACAGGATGACATCAAAGAAGGCGGTGATCAAATTGCCAAAGGAGGAGCCGCATTTGGCAAGGCTGGCGAAGACTTTGCAAAAGCCGTCAGCATCTTAACTGGTAGCGAAGACATCGAAAGTTTGCGAGCAAAAAGTAAGGTGCTGGAAGGTAAAGCCGAAGCAGAAGGCAAAGCAGCCATTGCAAAGATTCTTGCTGGAGATTCCAAGCCAACGCCGCTTAACTACTCGGCACTCGAGTCGTCGGGTGGCTACTCAACCATCTCCAGCTCAATGGCAAAAATCGGTGGAGGTGGTGGCTACATCCAAAACACGCTCAGCGCGGAGGCAAAGGAGATGCAGAAAATGAACCGAGCCGCCAACCTTCAGCTGGAGGTCCAGAAGGAAATCGCTGTGAACACCTTGCCCAAAAACCAATACCTAAAACTGGCCGACTAAATGAGCACATCAACCATCGGCAGCGCAACATTAGCGGCCAAGATCACTCAGCCTGACGGCTACGACATCGCCATCAGCAATGACGGCACCGCCACCGCAACTGTCACCTACAAGACCAGTGCCATCGGCTTTGGTCTGTCGTCCATGCCTGCACTCGGAGCCAAGCACCCGACCATCTCCGCCCTATCGCTCTACGAGTGCTCAGCCAACCGCGAGGCCGGAGACATCATGACGGTCAAAGCGATCTACAAAGGCGTGGGAATCAGCAACCCTAAAGGCATGGCTCAGTATGAGTTCAACGCCACCACATCGAGCGAGCCCATCGAGACGCATCCAAAATTCTCCTACCCGCCAGAGTCACCGGCAGTCGTGCCCAACGAGCTGGCCGCGATCAACAACGCTATCGAAAACAACATCGAGTATTCTGCGCTCTCCACCTTTGCTCCAGCGGTCAACCCTGCGCTTATCGGCCCACCTGCGCCCAGCAAAAGCACACAGGCAGGACGCCTGCTCTACAAGCTGAAGCGGCGGGGCTTCGACAGCTACCTCAACTACGGAGGCAGTTATCGCGTGACCTACATCCAAAGCACCATCCCCAGCGATTACTCGGACGTGGGATACGCCGCGCCGACTATCCCCAACCAGCCATCAACCAACCGCAACTGGCTCAAGACCGCGATGTCGTGGAAGAAACAGGCATCGGTAATCAGCGTCACCGAAGACTGGCAGATGAGCGGACCGGCCTTCTGGAACCCAAACATTTACACGAAACCACTCAACCCAGCATCACCACAGACGCTGACCGATGCCGACAAAACGCTAGCCGGTCCAAACGCTTAACCTCAACAACCTATGGCCTCAGAACTCTCCTTCTCCGCACAGCTCAACTACGCAAAATCCAGCGCAGCACTCTCGACCCAGTGCAACGTGACGCAAGACGTTACCGGCGTTAAATACTGCGATCTTATCCAGAACATCGGGACCACAGACGAGGTGATCAGCTTCGGCGACATCGGCACCGTCGGCGTCTATATGCTCCAGAACATCGACCCGACCAACTATGTGGACATCGGCTTTAACGGCACGACATACCAGATCCGACTCGCCGCCGTCAGCGGTGCGCCCGGCGGACTGATGATCGCCTACAACCAAGGTGCAACCATCCACGCCAAAGCCAATACCGCTGCCGCCAACATTATTGTCCGCGCCGTCGAAGCCTAAGCATGGCTCAGGACAAAATACTGCCAGTCTTCGAGGGCGGTCGCGCCTTCTCTGACGAGGTCACAGCGACAAAGCTGAATGCCCTGGTGCGATATGTGGAGGAGTCTACACCTGTCGCCGGGCTCGGTATCAGAGTGAAGCGCGGTGGTGGCGGAACAGCCATTGAGGCACTCGGCGACAAGTATGTGGCTGGCGACTACAGCAACCCTTATGTGTTGGCGTCCTGTCACTTCGGCGCGTCAGTGACTACAGCCACAGGTGGAGGAGGCACTTACGGACCTTGGGGCGGCGTGACAGACTCTCCGTCCATTGTGCCGACCAACTACGGCAATATCCCGACAGGATTTAGTCAGGCGTCGGCTGCACTCGACACTTGGCACAGGGAACGCATCATCCGCACCGCTACCGTCTCAGAATCGCCCTGCTACGGCGTTGTCGGGCCGTTCGTGCGTGCGGTGGACGGCTACTACTCTATCACGCCGGTGAGTGGCACGCGGACCTTTGTATCGCAGTCTGGTGGAGGCGTTTATCAATACTACCAGCGCACACCGATCTTTGACAAACGTGGCGTGCTGGTGACTATTGCGCCTGAGATGGCGTTGGGAGTTGGTCCAGGCGCCTACCAGTATCAGTATGAGCTAGGCACATGCCGGTATGCGTCCAGCTACAGCGGTCCGAACGGCACGACTGGACCTTGGGGTGGGAGCGGTGACGCGATTACTGCTGGCTATGTCAGCGGTCCGTGGATCGATCTCTGGCACCGAGACAGACCACCGCTGACCGCTGTCGGCAACAACCAGAGTCTGGGCGTGAGCGGGAGCGTGGTGCGAGCGGTGACAAGTGGTGGCTCGACCAAGCTATTCTCTCGCTCAATGTCGTTCGACGCTCGTGGCTACTGCCTGAGCATTCAGCCCGAAGCGTTGATTGCGACCGTCGGTGGTCCGTTGCCACTGAACATCTTCGACGTGACCACCGGCACCACTGCCAGATTCTCAGCCTACAACGGCACCTTCGGCGAAAATAACGAGGCCACCGCTGGTGCCAGCGTGCCGACGCTCGGCGGGACGCGCATCGATGCGATCCCAGTTCCGACGCTGTCGGTGACAACTGGTGACCGAGTCGTTTACCTCAAGGTCGATGTGAACAGCGCAGGCTCCATTACTGGAGTGAGTTACGCGGTGACCAGTGGCATCAACCCGCCGACATCGACCACTGGTGCGCTCTACGTCAAGATCGCCAACATCTCCCCTGGTCTGTCCAATGGTCTGGCGTTTGTTGGTATTGTCGATCCGCAAAATGTGCGCGGCTCACAGACATACGAGCTGTGCGGTGGCGACGAGCATTTGTACGTTCTCAGCTAATGAGCCTACTCGGATGCACAGCGGAGAAAGACAGCAAAAAGCCGTGGACGCTGATGACTATTGCGATGGAGTTTTATGCTTCATCCACAGTTACAAATTTCGTGGACGGAACAGTTTACACAAAGGTTTGGAATGGCGATGCAATAAAAACTAACGACTACGGATGGACGCGAGAACACCCAACCGCATACCAGATCAAGCACGACGCGCCGAGTGACTACGACAAGTTTTGGGTGGCGAACCGAGGATGCTGTTGCTACCGATGTCGCTTCAATCTCTACATCAAAAACCAGAGCGGCGGAGCGCGGACTACGACTCTTCGCAACGATCACAGGACAGTGGAATTTCTTGTTCCGTGGGAGACATTTGAAGATGGAGTAAGCACTGGCACAGGCAATGAGCGCATTCGCCCAATCTTTCGTCCAAACTCCTCTCCCTCAGAGTTCAACCAGTTTTGCAAAAACTCCAGCGAACCCGGCAGATCACCGCAGGAATTTATTGCGAGCTGGGAGAACGACAATATGACCGCGTGGACATTCGGAGGCGGCGGGACGCAGATTACTAAGACGAGAACCTACACTGGGAGCGATGGCAAGACCACGAGCGGAGGATGGGCTGGGACAAATTTCTCTCTGACCGAGGGAGAGTATTCTGGCTACAACAACGCGCTGGCAATGGTTGGAGTCTGCGAGACTGACCAGATTTACATGACCGCAAAGCTGGAGTGGGCACTAAACTACCAGCACACAGCGTTTTACGACTACGACTCAGTTTTCAGCGGATACCTGATGACGAGCATCCAGATCGAGACATAACCCGCTTGCCCAACTCCTTAACTCCTTTACCCTAATCACAACCAATGGCATCCATCACCATCCCTCTGTATTACGATCTTGACCTGCTCCTCTGGACGAGTGCCGCCGGGGGGATCGCCCGGCAACCTAATCTGGTTCTAGGGCAGTCAGACTCCATCGCATTCGCTGTGCAATTTGTGCGGTCTGGGGTGGTCATCGAACTGACCGCTCCGCAGTTCATTTGTGGGATCAAACCGATCAATGATGTGGCAGGCGATTACCTCTGCCAGACGACCACAGGCGTCAAGACTGGCTCAACCACCACAACAGTTTACACATTCACCCTGCTCCTCGACTCGACCGAGTTGCGAGCGTGGTTATTGACTGTCACTGCGGTGAGCAATTACGCGGCGTTTTCGATCCGCGACACAGTCAATTTGATCGCCACATTGCCAGCGATCACCTGCACAATTCTGCCAGATTACACGCTTGAGGGGACAACGCCGACGGCGGCGAGTGGGACGCTGATTGTGGGTAGTGGGCAGACCTTCACGGTGAGCAAATCGTTTGCAATGCCAACCGACAACGGCACGGATACTTATATCCTCCAAACCAACGGCGCCGGGGTGGGTAGCTGGGTAGCTAAAGCCGCTGGAGCAGGCACAGTCACTAATGTCGCCGTGACGACCGCTAACGGAGTTTCTGGGACTGTGGCGAACCCAACTGCTAGCGCGGCGATTACGCTCACGCTGGGGGCAATTACGCCGACATCCTCGACTGTTAGCGGGAATGTTTCGGTGGGTGGCGACCTGATCGCCACCTCGCTCAAATCGACCACAGGAAACCAGACTCTCCTACTTTTGCCCGTTGCTTCCAGCGTCAACTATATCGCCGTTGAGCCGAGCGTAACTGGCTCACCTCCCCACATTTACGCTCAAGGAGCAGACACGAATATTGGTCTGCATCTCAGCCCAAAAGGCACGGGCTATGTCAATATTCAGGACGGAAATACCGATTCAAAACGCCTTCGGTTTGGCGCGAGTGGCAACCTCGCCAACGTCACCACCACCATTGAATCCTCGTCCACCACCTCGCAGACAATCACGCTCCCAAATGCGACAACCGCAACGACTTTGGCGGGACTGCAAATGGTGCAGACATTCAGCGCGGCTCAGACTTTTTCCTCAACTGTCAGTCTGACCCTCGACACTGACGCAACCAGCTCGACCGTAGGAGGAACGCTGACTGTGACAGGTGGTGCGGCGGTGAGCAAAAAGCTGTTTGTTGGCACGCTCCTTGACCTCGTTGCGACCACCGCGACGGCGGGGCAGATTACGCAGGCGGGGACGCGACTACTGCACACCTACGGCACTAATAATCTGTTCGTTGGATTGGCATCAGGGAAAACATCGGGAACGATTGGATCGGGAAATGTCGGACTAGGCAGGGACGCTTTGACTTCGATCACGAGTGGAACAAACAACACTTGTCTCGGTGATCAGAGCGGTTATTTCGTTTCTAGCGGCAGCAGTAATATGCTGATCGGCAACACGGCGGGAGTCGGAATAAGTACTGGCAGTCAAAACATTGCAATGGGGGTGGCGGCTTTAAGGTACATTACTAGCAATGGTGACTGCACCGCAATCGGGCATCAAGCGTTGTACTATACCACAGGGCAAAAGAATACTGGCATCGGCTCAAATGCTTGCTGGACTTGTACTTCTGGAAGTAAAAACACATTTATTGGCGAGTACGCTGGTGCTTCAACGGACACGATTGGCCTTCTAACTGGCATCGGAATTACCACTGGGAGCAACAACACGATGCTCGGACAGAATACCGCTTCGACCACAGCCGCAGGCAATTACCGCACTGCTATTGGGAGCGAATCGCGATGCAACGCAGATTCCGCGATTAAGCTCGGGCGCGACACGCTTGACCGAGTTATTTTCCCGAGTTGGACGGCAGACCCAGCATCGGATCTGGTCGTTGGAATGGTCATCTTTCGGTCTGATACATCCACCCTAAAGGTCTACACTAGCACAGGGTGGAAGACCATTACCGCTGTCTAATTTATGTCTACCACCACTATCACCATCGATGTCACATTCCTGACCGAGGAACAGCGAGACGCCGCCACCTTACTTTTCGCTCGCTCAGGAGGCTGGCAATCGACTGTAGATGGCGAGCCAAACCCAGTCAGCGCAGAGGATTACGGCGTGACGATGATCGCCAATTACCTTCGCCAGCGGGTGAGCGAGCAGTCAGCATACGACGCGCAAATTGCGGCGGCGCAGGCTACTGCTGACCTGCTCGACGGCGTGACTGTGACGACTCCCGCCGAGTTTAACGCGCTCTTCCCAACGCCTCCGATCATCACTCCTGTCTAATGCTCCGCAACGAGATCTTTGGCGACTTGTGGCGCGGCTCAGTCGGCATGGCTGGCAGTTGGCTGGCGGTCATCTCATCGACGCACGAGGAGATTGATAGCATAGCAAAAACGGCAGGCATGATCCTCGGCTGTCTCGCGTCGCTGGCAATGTTTATCAGCCTCTGCCAGAGGATTTACCACAACTGGCAGACGCGAAAGTGGGAGGGAGTGATTTTTAAACAGACCGATGACGACCTTAAAAAATAGTCTGATCCTGCTGTCTCTGTGCATG